CGACCTTTCCCTGAAATCCTCAATTCGAGGTTTACAAATTAAAAAACTGTTACAAAACAAATTTGTTACAATGTGTACGTTCTGCTACCACTATTATAGATTCTTCTATAGCCTTGTTCAGCCAAATTCTTTTTCTTGGTTGTTTTTGGTAATATTTTATTATTTCTTTGCCAAACATAATTGGGTTCAGAATCTTTAAATTTAATGAATCCAAGTTCATTGTAAATTTTATTATCACATGTTCCTCTGTCACAACTAACAGTTAATTCTTTAAAATTTTGGCTATTTAGATAAATTTTACATTGTTCAAAAAGTTTATGTGTCCCACCAATGACAGTATAACCAATAAGAGTACAAATCTGTTTTGTTTCCCAAGTTTTAAGAGTTTTATTGATGACTTTTAGACTTATGACTTGTACAAGTTTGTTTTTGTGATAAAGACCGTAAGCTTTTGTAAATGGTGAATGTCCTTGTAAATGATTTTCAAATAAAAATTCTCTAAGGTTTACAAATTTTACCTCTCTAATTTCACAATTATCAGATTTGATTTGTGTATTTATATTGAGGTGAGTGTTTATATTATTAAGAATGATTCTTCGTTTTCTTGGATTAATCCAATCATATTCGAATATGTGAATAAGCCTATAACCTTTGGTTTCACACAAATCAGATTTCATTTTATGATAATAACTGTCAACATGGTCTTCATTGTGCCAACGGCTACCATTAAATTCAACAGCTAATTTGTGGTTTGGGAAAATTATATCAAGTTCTAATGGTGAGATTGTTGTTCTGTCAGATGATATTGGATTAAAATCTTTGTAAAGTTCTAAAAGTTCTAATTCATAACGTGACACGGCTAATTCGTTTGCACAATTTATACAACCATGATTTTTTATATGATCACTTGGTCTTTGTTCAAATTCACCATGAATAGAACAAATAATCTTTACTTTTGTGTTCATGTTAATATAATCAACTTTTGAATAATCATATTTATCGCTATGAATTATTTTTGACCTCATTATAAATTTTTCTGTTGTTAATTTGGTAGAACCACCACACGTTGGACAACCGTATGAATAGTGACCAATGGGTCTTTGTTTAAATTCACCATGTTTTGGGCAAATGATTGTTACCTTTGTGATTATGTTCACATAGTCAACTTTTGAATAGTCATATTTGTTACCGTGTTTTTCTTTAGACTTCTTTAAAAAATGATCAAATGTTTTTAAATTATGATTAGGCAATTCATAGGCACATTTTTTACAACCATATCCTTGTAAATGATCATATGGAACTTGCTTAAACTCACCATGCTTTGGGCAAATAATTGTGGTCTTTGTTTTAGAAGTTTTGTAAATTGTTTTTGAATAGTTATATTTGTTGTTGTGAACCTCTATTGATTTTTGTATAAACTCCTCTATTGGTTTTCTTCTTGCGTTTCTACTATTGTACATGCCACATTCTTTACAACCATGATTTCGTGTATGTTTATCTGGTCTTTGTTCAAATTCACCATGATCTGGGCAGACAATTATTACTTTTGTTTTATTGTTTATATAATCAACTTTTGAATAATCATATTTATCGCCATGAACTTCTTTAGATTTTTTTATAAATTCTTCTATTGTTGATTTTATAAAACCACCACATTTGATACAGCCTTGTCCACCAAAATGACTGTTTGATTTTTGCTCAAATTCACCATGATTTGGACAAACAATTTTTATCTTGGTTCTTGCGTTCTTATAAATTGATTTTGAATAATCATATTTATCACCGTGTTTTTCTTTTGAACGTCTGATGAATTCTTCTGTATTTAATTCTATATTACTCATGTTTGAAATTTTTATAAAATAAATAATATTTATTTAAATTTGTTACAGCATGTTTTTAAGTGACCATATAATCAGTGATTTTGTGATTCGTTTTGACCAAACGTGGTTTTATGATGACGTTAAAGCAAAGTTTCAAGATTACTTTGATGAAAGTAACGGAATATTTAGTTCGATCACAGACGCATTTAACGCAACAATTACTGGCACAAATATTCTTGGATATGATTCACCATCAACAAGTCCTCAAGGACATCACAAAGGACAAATAAGAACATTTCAGAATTCGTTGAATAGAACAAGACAAAAGACACTTGATATCAGTTTTGCTCTTAAATATGGTTTATTCAATTATTATATGTTGTATGAAAACATAAAACAGTTTAGTTCCAATAATTTGGATGATGGTAGAGATATATTCTTACCACCAATTATGCTTGATATAATCGATTCAAACGGTAACATTATTTACACATATATACACAAAGAAGTTCAGATAGAAAACTTATCAACATTAAGTCTTAAAAAAACTGATAATGGTATAGGTTCTAAGGAGTTCACATGTGCGTTTCGTTATAACATATTGGAGATAAAAACTTATTTGAACAAAGACAAATCAAAAAGTCTTAACGATTCATTCAAACACAAATTTAAATGATAACAATTTTATCAGATAATAGAACCGATCAAAACTATAAAACCGATGTTTTTACCACATCAAATCCAATTGTTATATACATAGAACAAATAAAAATGGCTCTACAAAGTGATACAGGTAGTATTATGGGTTCAGATGATTTTTTTGATTTGGAGGAGTTGGTATTTGAACAAAATTTAAATGAAAAACAAATACAGGACAAAGTTAGACAAACGATATCACATTTTTGTTCATTTTATGAAAGTTTTGATACAGAAATTGATGTGAGGTTTACAAAGGGTGAGGTTCGTGATATTTGTTTAGTGAATATAACAATAAACAAAGAACATACACTAAATTTGTTAATCCAATAAAATCCCAAGAACCATTCCAGAAATAAAAATAAAAATTATTGATATAACATATCTAATATTCAATTCTTGTCTAACCCATTCTCTTCTATTTTTTGTAACAGAGAAAAATTTGTATATGCAATAAGAAGAAATAACAAACAGAACAACAAATAATAGTATCATAAACAAAATAATGATATAACAAATAAAATGGTTCTGACATACCAACCAAATGAAAATATGGAAGTAGTTGTGGTTGACTTATCAAACCAACCTCTTAAATAAACAGTATTGTTTGATAAAATTTTTCTTGTTTGATAGTAAGCACCATCATGGATAAATGGAAATGATAAAACAAAAGCAATAGAATAATAAACTGTATCAATGATACCATGTGATACATATATGGCTAATATAAGTGGTGCAGCCCATAAAATTCTAACAAAGGTGAAAAGAATGTGTATATTGAATTTCCATTTATCTTTAAATTTTTTATCAAAATCCGTATCATCATGAAAAATTTTGGCTTCTATTATACCAAAAGATAATGAAAACCAAATCCAAGTAAAAAAACAAATATACATGTTGTATTGCATCATGATTTATTTATTTTGTTCCATATTTTACTTGGTCTAACATCTATTAACAATTCTCCAAAATGTGATTTCATGTGATTTGTTAAAGACATAAGTTTTTTGTTATCTTTACCGATCATAATTGATGGTTTATGACTTGTTATTTTTATAATAATTCTCGACTTCTTCTTACAAACTTTAACAGATGTAACATATTGATAAGCTAATAAATTATTTTTCTCCCAAAAGTTCATCAACTCAACTCTTATTTGTGTTGAATCAACATTGTTAGATTTCCATGTTTTAATGAATGATTTGATTGAGCGTTTTAACCTTTCCATGCTTAATATAATTGAATCCCAAGTTTTACAATTTTGATTTTATTGAAACGAACAGAAAAATTTTCATGATTCTGTTCGTTTCAATCGGCTTTCGCACTATTTTTAGGTCTATAAACATATTGTATATTTTGTCTATACTAAACTTCAAGTTTGTTACGAGTGAGATTATCTTTATACCAAGACAAAATACCAACTATCTGCTCTTATGTCATAAACTATTCATATTTAATTTTGTTACAGCATATCTAACATATAAAGTAACAATTTTATTACAAAAATAATATGATTAAAATAAAGACCAAAAATTTTCTTGAAAACAATGACACAAAATCAAATTTATGATTGTTTTTGCAATATTTTCATGCGTATACATATGCACATGTTTTTTTTTTGATGTCGCCTATTTTATAGGGTTGCATTTGTGACAGTTCTATATGATTAGAAAGATTATACCTTTCTAATGTGTTTTCGACTAAAACCAACAATATTTAATTTTGTTACAATATCATTTTATTAAATCTTCAGTTTTATGCGAGTTTTTGAATATGAAATTGATAATATGGGATTGCTGCCCAAATATATGTTGTGTGAAATTGACATCTGTTTTATGAACATGACACAACATTGTCACACATTTATAACAAATCTTTCAATTTTTGTCTAAAATAATTTAATAATATCCTATTATACTAATGTATGTCTATAATTAACACAATATGTGTTCCTTTTATTGATTTTGTGTTATAGACACTAACATAGCAGAAATATGGTATTAAAATAATGGTAATACAGAGGAATTTGTAGGAGATATATCTGACTAATTTGAATATGAGTGTATACAAATATATCAGAGAACATATTGTTGATACAATTTATTTATTATTTTGATGGTATTTGAGTATAACAGATATGTTATCTTTTCCATAAAGGTTATTCATGAATTGTTTAACATTATCATTTTTACATTGATCAACAACGTATTCAACAAACAACCTAAAATCGTTCTTTGCTAGTGCTAAACCAGCTGATAGACCAATTATATCTGTGTGTTTTGAAATAGATACAATCGCTTCAACAACCTTTATGTCTTTAATAACCTTATCAATTTGTGATATAATCATTAGTTGTCTTTGTGAGTTTGGAAATTCTCTAAGTGATTTGCTATATAGTTTCATTTTTTCCAACCTCAATTCTTCAAGATTTTTTGATGTGTGTACCATTTTTATTCAGATTATTAGTTTATATAAATATACTTGCAAAAATCGTGCCAAGTTTTATTTTACTAAATGTCTTACACCGTTAATTGTTCTCACTAATCTGAAACCTACTTTCGCACACATTTGTTTAAGATATGTTTTGGTTTCCAAATCATTAACATTTATAATCCATAAACCCTTATCATCTTTCTTAAACTCACAATCTTCTGATATTAGTGTTATCAACTTATCTCTTTTAATTCGTTGAGATTTTGTTAGACCTTTAGAATTCGATCTATAATGATTAACAACTTCACTGATATTTGATTGTTTTGATATTGGACACACAAAAATTTGTTTAACAGCATCAAATTCACACCCAAGACTTATAAGTTCTTTTGTGAAACCCCAATTATAATCATCAAGATTTTCAACAACAAATTGGTCTTTTGATACAACAATTTTTTTTGGTTCAGAAGTTGATGGTTTATTTTCATTCATAACAGTTGGATTATCAATTTGATCC